AACAGGCGAATGAACACAGAGAGCCACGAACAAGCTTTGGAGATAGTCAGAGCGCTGAATGAGCGTCTGGTTTTATCTGGCCGCTTTCATTTTGAGGATGACTTTTCTGATGCCGTGAGGCAAGTAGAGGAAATTATCACTCGATGCGATTTCTGCGGAGAGTCCCGCCTTAATGCAGGCACGAAGCCAGAATGCTCATGGACGCATAAGAGCGGGGGCACAGCCAAAGGAGTTGGGGAACCATGATTGAAGAATCCGATGGAATTGTTTTGATTAACGAACCCTGCACGCATCAATGGGATTCAAGTAAGGGGCCGTGCTTGTGGTGCAGTGGTGAGCTTGGGCGAGTTACCGTAATAGAAATTGATGAGGAAGGCACGCCAAAGGGGGTGGGAGAGTGAGCGAGTGGATTAGCGTTGATGAACGGCTACCGGAGATGCGTAAGCCGTATACCAGCGCTCCATATATGGAATCTGAGCAGGTGCTTGCAACGAATGGGCACTATTCTTTCATTGCCAAATATGCAGACACCTATACACAAAAGAAGCGGCGCTGGGAGGATCACAGCGGCAGAGTTGCGCACGTTACGCACTGGATGCCACTACCAACACCACCAGCGGCGAGGGGGTGAAGGCTTTACGCCTTCACCTTGCCCCCAAGGGTTAGGCCGCTGCCGCCTTCTTGTTCTGCTCCAAAAGCGTCAGAATCCCGTCCAGCTCTCCGCACGCCAGATTCACAATCGTGGTCACCTTGTTCAGCGTGTCCGGATTCTTGATGTGGCCTGCCGTCAATAGTGATTGCAGGTTAGACTTCACTGAGCCGATGATGGCATCAAGCTTCTGATAGGTGTCTGCGGTTGGATTTGCATGGCTCTGGGCAATCAAGGTTGACGCTGCCGCAAGATCGGCTTGCACTTCAGCGACTACGTTCTGAGCCTCTGCCGCGTCCTGCGGGTCTTTGGTTACCAGAGCGTAAATCTCTTCTGCCGCCGGAGCGACAAGGGTAAGGGTTGTGCTTGCAATCTGTAGAGCTGAGGGCGCTTTGCCGAACAGCTTGGAAAAGAAACCACCGATTTTACTGAAAAAGCTCAAGGCTATTCTCCTTTGTTTGTTGAATTTATGTGGCTGCTCTCTTGAGCCAGCCGTCAAGATTGACTTGCTGTGAGGGATTTACTGCTGCAATGTGCTTGTAATGGGCGGCTGATAATTCCCTCAGGATTTGAATGAACTGCTCCTGATCAAACGAATTGATCGCGGCAATGCTCTTTGGGCCAAGCACGCCATCTTCTGCCAACGTGAATTCCGGAATCAGGGGCTTAAGTTCTCCGGTGGCACCGTCTGGCGATGGCAGAGCGATTGATTGCCGGATCAGGAAATTAGCTGCTCTTTGGGCGTAGATCGCGCCCTGATGAACGCCCATGTCTACCATCATGTCGAACACTTTGTTTGCCACATCCTGATTCTCGATTTGAGCGAGGTTGCCCTTTGTCCAGTAGTCCTCTTGCATCCGCATTTCGGCGATGCTCAGGGCTTTATCTTTTGGGCCTGTGAAGAATTCTTCCGGCAGATCGGGATTGAACTTTTCCGCTATGCCAAAACGAGTTTTCCCGCCGGCATCCGTGGTCACTTTGCCTGAGCGGGTAGCGTCTTCATGGTTCATGGTGTTTTCAAAGGCAGGTTGAAATTCTGACATGGTGCTCCTATGGTTTAAGGTTTGGTGGCAGCTTCATGCCCAGAGCCTCACACGCTGCTCGCATGGCTTTGTCTGCTGATGGGGAAAGCTTCTCAGCCTCAATTAACGGAATATCAAACGCCTGAGTCTCATAGGTTCTGTGCTTGCCGTTGGGATTAAGAAGTTTGATGGTGATGTGGGCGTGCGTTCGGTTAGGGACTTCCCTCATTTGTGTCTGTCCCTTAGGTACGTGTCCAGAGAATCAAGCTTGTCGTAGATTCTCTTGAGCTGGTCTTGCACGTCCTGCTTGTCCGCCTTCTTTTGCAGGTCTTGGGCGTTTTGCTGTGATATTTGGTCGGCGTGAGAGGCTTGTGCAGATACGTTTGCTATCCAGAAAATCGCGGCAATAATCATGGCAGCGATGGTGAGGAGAGCGACTAGTTTTGACAGTGGCGTATTACTTTCGTTACGGTCCAAGGTCGTGGTCCTGAGTTGCTGAATTCACGCCGCTTAATTAATATTCCCCGAGCCTCAGGCGTCCGTTTTACGCTTGGGGTTAGTCGGGACCGGACGGTGACTCGTTCGGCCCCGGCGCTGGCATTAAGCCGTTATGAAAAATGAGGTATAATTCCTTGCCGTGAGACGCTTGCCTTATGCTGGTATGTTCAGGCCGCTCTGATGAAGATTCTTGCTCTGCTCCAAATAATCGTTGCCGTTGCCGTGGTGGTATGGTGGCATGAATTCAGAAAGAAAGGTTTCCATTGAAAGAACGCGGCTCCGCAAGTTTCATATTCCTTTCCCGCATCGCTCGCATTAAGAACCTCGACTTTGCCATGAAGGTTATTTCTCAGGTTTCCGGCGCTTCACTGGACATCTATGGGCCTGCGGAAGATCAAAAGTATTGGGCCGAATGCAAGCCTTTACTGTCGGACAAAATCCGATACTGCGACCCTGTTGAGCATGGGCTTGTGATTCCAACCTTCGCTGAGTACGAATTTTCCATTCTGCCGAGCAAATCAGAAAGCTTCGGCCATGCCATTGCCGACTCCCTTCGCGCTGGAATTCCTGCTCTCATTAGCGACAAAACACCGTGGAAATTGGATAATGAAGGAATCACTCTGCCCCTCATCGAATCGGAATGGATACGGGCCGTTGAATGGTGTGTTGACTGTGACTTGCCTACATACCGATTCATGGCTGAGTCTGCTTTCAAAATGTCCTGTGATCCATCTCGGAGAGAATCTGCTATTTCTGCCACGGCCAACATGTTCAGAAGCGCTCTTAATTCCCAATACAGATGTACCGAATAACGTCTGTGCTCGTTCCGGTAAACGTTATACTTGTTCCGCTCGTCTGCGTTACCTTCACCGCGTTGGCCGCAGTCTCGTCAATGGCAATGCAGGTGTAGCTGGAAGCCGAAGTGAATACTGCTGAGCCAGCAAGCGTAACCGTCGCTGATCCCGCTGAAAGAGTTACCGTGTCTTGCACGATATGCACTGCGGTCTGGACATTCCCGCTGTGATCGTAAGTTGCAGAGATTTTGGCGGAACGGATTTCTCCAGTGACGTTCCCGAATGTTCCATTGCCAACGCCTACAACTCCTGAAGCAATCCAAGAGAGGTTAGCAGTGGGCGAAGTGGTATCCGTTGCCCCGTTAGCAAAGGCTACTCCCGCATCAAAGACAGTCTGAGAACTTCCTACCTGAATTACCGGAGTGCCTGCAAAGGAAAATTCATATACGCTCGAACGGTGATACCAGCCTGCATTTGTGGCATTTAGGAATGAGTATGCTGGTGCTCCCTTTGTCCCATCCGGAGCCTGGATTGCAAAGTTTGTTGTCGCGCTTGCATTTGTTACCGCCGTTCCGCCAGAGAGAACATATTCATTCCACGGAATTCTGGTTGCTGACGCGTTGGCGGTAAGCGTGATTCCAGACCCACTCCCGCCCGTCTTCAGGGAGATTACATTTCCTTCAACAGTTGTATTGCTCGCGTGGTCGAGGCGGATGTTTATAGACGCCTGGTTGTGGGCGTTGATGTTGTTTCCGCGAATCTCTGCGCCGTCGATGGTAAACGTGGTTCCTTGAAGATCAATAATCGCGCTATTGGCCGTTCCGCTTCCTGCGGTCTGTTCGATCTGGTTATAGAGAATCTTGAGTTGTCCTGTTCCAGTGCTCTCCAAAAACCCGCCATTAAATCCACCGCGATTGTGAAATACCGTCCATTGTGCCGCCCCGCTCAGACTGTCAAGGTGCATGGCTGGATTAGTGGTAGTGGAAGCGTTGTCGAATTGATTCTCAGCAATGAGAAGCCCATCTGCCAATCCGTGCAGGCTGGAATCTGACGTAATGCTGATGCCAACAAAGAAGTAATTCCGCTCAATTTTCCAGTCAAAGCCACCATTCGCTACAGTGCTCGGATAATTGATTGCCCAACCCGTAGCACTCCCAGAGTTGAATTCATTGTCATGGATGCGCAAATGGTCAACAGGGAATCCGTTTGAATCATTGAACTTGATTACATCTCCTGAGGTCGCAATCCAGTATCCGTGTGCAATCTCCCACTCCTGATTTTGTGAGAAGTTGGCAGACGGGCTGAGAGTAAATACTGGCCCTGTCGTGGCTGTGATTGCGGTTCTGCCAATCCCTGCCCCGATAATGCTGATAGGAGCAGTGACCGTGAAACCCGTCGCCACAGTGATGTTCATGGGCGGCAGATAGACTACCGTTCCGTTTGTAACTCCGCCCGTCATCGCGCACGCATCTGCAATGGCTGCTGCAATCCCTGTTCTGTCCAGCGTGTACTTTACCCCGTCCACGTAGATGCGGTTGTCGAGCTTGCTCACTCCTGACAGTGCTCCCGATCCGGCCAAAGTAACGCCATTAATTGCTACGCCAGTAGGCAACGCGATGGAAGCCGTTCCTGAACTTCCCGAATGTGTGAGCGTGAAAGTGGAGGTTGGATTCGTTCCCGTTCCTAACACATCCTGCCAATTCCAGCAGTCCGCCGCGCTTACTGTGCCTGTCCAATAATTGCCGCACATCTCAGTAAGCGGACCGCTCTGATTCGCTCCTGAGGTCGCTGCTGTGCTTGGTATGATCTGCGTTGTCCCATTTACTGTAAGCGAAGTCAACGTGCTGGCGAGATTCGCGGCAGAGATATTGTCCTGCGTTACCAGGGTCACTCCCAAGGCGCTCTTAAGCACAAACTTATAGCTCGCGCTGGTCATGTAGATTGTGGCACGGCCTGCACTATCAAGCGTCAAAGGATTAGCATTAGGGACTGTTCCCGCTGAATCGCTGTAAGTGGCCAATGCGTTCGTCGTTCCCGCAGCGAATGTTGAAAGGGTGCAGCCAGCGCACGGAGACCCGATGTTATCGAAGAACTGAACATTCGGGTTCTGATAGGGGAATGTCTGCACCTGCCCATACGCCAAAACAGGTATAAAACAGGTAAGCAAACAGGCAAAGATAAAGAGAGTCTTTGTTTTCATGAAATTTTGAGTGAGAATTGCGGGGCTATGAAATACCTTATTACTGCATTCTTACTTGTCTCTTCATTGGTTGCTCAGCAGGCACCAAAGCCCAAAGATTTGCCGCGTCCTGAAATAAGCAACTTTGCCACCATAGACCAATACGAAGAGGCTCTTATTGACTGGAAGATACAGCAGTCACAGGCTAAAGCGGTTATTCCAGCGCCAAAGACACTATCTTCCTGCCGTGCTTCTTTGAAAAACTCGACAGCACTGACCGAATCTTTAAAGCAGAGCCTTAGCCAAACCGCCGCCGATAGCGCACAACAGAATAAGCAACTAGCAGGTAATCTCGCAGCGATGACGAAAAAATACAACGATGCTATAACCATCCTCGCCACGCTCTCGGCTGAAATGCACGCACGAGAGTTGACCGATTCCCAGAAAGCGCAGATCGCCGCCGTATCGCCGGGAGATGCGTTAGATTTAGGCGTGGACATTGAAAAACAAGAAAAGGGATTGGTCGCTTTTGCTAAAGAACTTAAAGACCATGATGAGATGGTGGTGAACAAGTACAACTCGCTGTTTTCAGATTACAAGGATTACGTTAATCGGGTCAGCATCCAACTGGCTCAAATAAATCATGCGCAGCGGGTGAGCAATGCTTTGGCTCTGTACAACGCGATGAAACCTGCTCCTATACAACTCCCGCTGCCGATGAATTCCACTTCCATCAACTGCACCAGCAACAACTTGGGATATACAACGGTTACGAATTGCCATTGATTTCATTTCAGACCGCGTTTCATGAGTAACTGTCTGCGAAGAGACTGTTTCAGCAAGTCTTCCATATTTCTTTCCGTTGCCAGTTGCGGGGCCAACTCCTGTGGTATGGGCGCACCAGCCGCCGCTGCTTGCGCCATTGCCTGTTCTGGAATGGGCGAAGCAACTGGAGTTGCTTTTGGCGCTGCTGCCTGAATCGCTGCGTTTACTCTCTTGACCACTGCCGCCGGGAGTTTCACATCAGGGAAATAAGTCTGCATGGACATGGACTTCCATGCTTCAGAGCCTACATCCCCAAAATTGTGTTTGAATCGGCTCGCCTCTGTGAACTTTGCTCCCACTTCGTCAAGCTCCTCAGGCTCGAAATCAGCAATGATCTTGTTCACTAACAACTTATCTGCGATGCCTGGTTTCAACTGAGCTTCCCGCGCTACATTCAAGCCTCGCGCCTTCGCAATTCGCATCAAGTTGGCATTGTCCTGCCCTGTGAGAACTTGCCTGAGAGCTGATTCTCCGCTCAATGCGCTTTGAGATGGTAGACGGCTAAGCTCTCCCGATGCCTTTTCGAGCGCTGGCGCTACTTCTTGAGGAACGGGATTCTGGCCTGCGGATTCTGGAGCTACTGTTAGGTCGCCTTGGAGTGGCTGATACGGCCCGCGTGCTTCAGCATTTGAGACGTTGCCATAGACAGGCCGCTCCCCTATCGGAGTTTTGCCTGTGAGCGCGGCTACCCTTTTGGCGATGGCCTGCAAGTGTGCGAGACGCGGGTTTAGCGCTCCCACCACTTCATGCCCAAGGCTGCCTTCTTCCCCGCCCGCGCTGGCTACTGCTTGCGCCGCTCGATTGATTATTCCCGGACCGCTTTGGGGTTTCCCCGCCGGAATCTCCGCTGGCATTGGCCCTTCATAAACGTTCGGGACTTCCACAGGGGTATTTACTGTCCTGCCTACACTGGCAAGTCCTGCTAACTGAATTGCTGGAGTGATTACATCTCCCGCCGCGCCTGCGTAGTTGCCAGACTTTAGATCCTGAACCGTTTGCGCTCCCGGCACGTGCGCCTCTGTCGGAATCATTTGCTGCTGTTCGGCCTTATGCTCTGGAGAGTTGTATTCCTTGGAAAACGGATTCAGCCACTTATTAGGATGGTCGAATACATCTTCCGGAACCCCCAAAGCACGCGCAGCGAAACGCTTGAATGCGCCTGAGTCCTTCGGATCATGGACAATCTCTGCGCCTTGCGGGAGGTCGCTATAAGTCTGCACCTGAGGCTGGCTTACTACCTGTGCGCCTTCGGGTAAATCTGAGTATTGCTGCTGCATTAGTATGCTACCCACTGACCGCCGCGCTTAATCATTTTCCCTTTAGGCGTCTGCACAATGGTTCCTTCAGGGGCAACGTTTCCGCCGCCCTGCCCGCCATTGCCCGTAATCTTGTTGTATGCCTTGGCCGCTTCTGGCGAGACGAGATTCGGAATGTCCTTACCTGTTATGCGCTTAAACGATTCGTTCTGCTCACTCAATCGTGCTGAGCCTGTCTCTGCAAACCTCTTGAGCACTGCTCGTATCTCCTGAGGCGTTTTGTCGAGGCTAATCAGGTCGTGAGCGTCCTTCACGTCTTCATCGTGCATTGCATGGTTATTCAGCAGAAAAGCCTGGAATTCCTTCATGGGCGGTTGCATGGCTGCCATAAAATCAGCCACACGCGGATCTCCCGTATGCTGAGCAAGCCAGTTCATAGGCTTATTCAGGAGATCGCTGTATTTGGAGTTGTTCAGCGAGTCAACGGCATCATACAAAGCGCCCGCATGACGCAAGAAAGTGTTGTAGGACGTGATCTGTTGGCCCGTTTTCCCGCTGGGCGCTAAATCCGTGATCGCCTTGTTGATGGCGTTGTAATTTGATTGGCTGAAATCGGGATATTTCTGCGCTACCTGCCCAAGAATCTCAGGATGCTTCGTCAAGAGACGATTCAGCAAGGTAGGGTTGTACTTGTATTGGCCAACAGCATCAATGATGGAAGACACTTTCCCTGATGGCGTGTTGGGATTAGGCGCTCCCGGCGTTCCTCCTCCTTGCGGCGCTGCTGTTGGCGCTGAAACGTTTCCGCCCACTGTGGCCAGTCCTGATGGCTTGCTAGTATTTGTGGACGTGACTCCCAAAGAATCTGCCTGTGTAGTAGTTTTGGCCTGTGATGCTTCAAACGCTCTGGCCCATTGGTAATCAGCAGCAGAGATGTTCTTCAGCCCGCCCGGTTTCTGAAGATTCTCAAGAATGCTTTGATACTTCTGTTTCTGAATGTTCGGGTCTGCGGGATTGTCAGGATTGATTTCAGTGTTCGTTTTGGCCGCTTGCGCTTTGGCCGCTGCTGCCTGTTGTGCGTTCTTTTCCTGCTCAGATGCTTTCAGCGCATCTTCCACGTTCTTTGAGTGTGAGCGTGCCACTATGCCCAGCATCTTGAATTGATCGTCGCCCGGATACTGAGGCGGAAGCTGCGAAACGTCTACGCCCTGCTTTTGCAGGCTGGCAAGTTGCTGTTGGTAAACGACTGGCTTTTCATCCGCTGGCGCTTTGTCTATCGCGTCATGCGCGCCAACCATCAAATCCGCCTGCCGTGCGGCCTCTGCTCCCTGCTTGGCTACCAGATCAGCGGTTTGCGTCTTTACCTGTAATTGATGTTGCTGAAGCGCTTGAATGGAATTCGGCGTGACTCCTGCCGCCGGAGCATCGGCAATCACCTTGTCTAAATCGCCCTGATGCTTCTGGTACAGCCCGAGAATAGTCTGTTGATCTTTTACGGCCTGTTCGCGCTGCTGGTTTTCAAGGTTGGCGGCTTGGATCTGCTGCTTCCTTAGCTGCCCCTGCTGCATGGCGGCGATCATGCCAAGCATGTTCGGGGTCTGATCTTGGGGCGGATTAACGGCGAGTGCTGGATATTCCATTACCCTAACCCTCCCATAGAGCTGAGCAGAGCCAAAAGGTTGAGTTGATTGCTGCCATTGTTGAATGCCCCTGTGATTGCGTTAGCCCCGCCCACAATTCCTGATGCTCTGGCGTTGCCCGCGTTCTGGATGTCCTGCCCCTGCATAGAAGCATCTGCCAGTAAGTTATTTCCAACCTGTCCCGCCGTGGTCAGCCCTGCCGTGCTCAGGTTGTTTGCCGATGTCTGCCCCAACCCTGCGATGGCAGCGAGCTTGTTGAATTGGTTAGTCTGATCGTTTGTGAACGTGTTGTAGTTCGTTCCGTAAGTGCTCAGAGCACGGTTGTAGACATTGCCATACTCATTTGACGCATCATTCTGCGCGAAATCCTCAAGTGATTTTGCCGTGCCGCCTGAAAGCAAGCCGCCTCTTGCAGCAGCGGAGTTTTGCAGAGAATCAAGTCCGGTCTTTAGCCTGAACTGATAGCCAGGGTCGTTCTGTTCGGTTACTCCAGTAGGCGCTACGAATGGCCCACCGGGATAGGACTGAAGCAGAGAGCCGAAGCCTACATTTGATGTTCCGTTTGTATCCGTTCCCCCTGCCGCACGCGGTACAACTGCTGGGCTGCCGTTAAACGTTCCCGATCCAACTTGTCCCGCTGGGAGAATCGAGCCGCCCGAAGTAGGAGCCGTTCCCGGTAGACCGCTAACGGGATTGACTCCGTTAAATCCGAAGGATTGTCCCGGTTTGGGCGCTGCACTCCCATCGCTCAGCAGGTTGGTTCCATTGAATCCAAACCCGCCATTCGGTACTGCTGCGCTGGTAGCTTGGAATGGTTGCGGACCGCCAGAAGCGCCGCGAATCATTGCAAGACGATCTATTGGCACCCCGCCACCGGGAAAGCCTTGGAAGCTAGGAACCTGATTCGTGTTCGATGGCGCGTTAAGGTTGAATCCTTGCGGCATCTGGCCCGGAATCCCCAAGCCTGTTCTCAGCAGATCAAGTGCTCCATACCCTGTCTGAAGGTACGGATTGAGCATTTGCAGCGAGTTGCCATATTGCGTTTTATCAAAATTCAGCGCATCTTGAGTATCTTGATGCTGGAGGCTGGCCGCCCTGTCCGCTGCATCTACCTGAGCGTTGGAAGCGCTGCTTGCTGCATGTGCTCCAAACAGTCCGGAGAAAATATCGCCTATGAAGCCCATTATTTGCTCACCCCAAGCAATACCTGATCTTGCAAGGTTCCACTTTTCATAATGCTTTTAGGATTGACTCCGAACTGCTCTAGCCCTGAATCTCTGGCCAGTTTCAAAGCGGCTTCCGCGCTTACCGGAATCGCAGAAACCAGCCGAACGCATGGAGTATTTGCCCAAACCCATTTAATAAAGGCTCTGCCAATCTCCCGCGCTTTCTCTCCCCAAGCGTTCCTGAGCAGGCAGGGGTGCAGTTTCCAGCAAATAGCGTTTTCAGGTACAAGCGCGAACATGCCTAAAAGGTGCTTCTCGTCTCGCACCAGAACATAAGTAATGTCTGAGGATTCCGGCGGCTCCCACTTTTCGGGTGCAGGGGAAAAATCATCTGAGGTCTGACGATAGATATGCGGGATTGTGAACAAGGTCTTTACCAGAGTCAAATCCCGCGTGCGCTCAAACGTCATACTGAATTAAAGTGCCTGCCCCGCTAATCCCAGAGCTGCGCTATCGGCAGCAAGGGCCGCATCATAGAGCGCTTCAGCCTTTGCCTTGGCTGCTGCCAACTTCGCATCTCTGATTGCTGTGTCTGCGGCATCTGATACTGTGAGCGTCACAGGGAAATCGCTCTTGGGGTCATTGTCAACGCGCAAGGTAAAAGCGACTTGCCCGTTAGAAAGTGCTTCGTATTTCTGGACTCTGGTTATGTGTGTCATCCCTGAATAAACCCTCTCCCCCCGGCTCCCCCCGGTGTAGTGCCTCCGCTGCTACCGCCTCCGGTCTTTGCTGAACCGCTCGCGGTAATGATTGCGCCAAAAAGCATCCTTCCGTTCGTAGCCGTCTGATCCTGTGGGACCGTGCTGAATTGGAATGTCACTGCTCCCCCGGCGTAGGTTGGATCATCGGCGTAGATGTAGAATGGGCCGCCGAATGCACCCGGATCTACTGAGCCAGCGTTGTAGCTCACAAGCCCGTCTCCAAACTGTTGCGATTGGGCATCAACGACAATAGCGTGTGAAACGCCGTCATTCGATAGTCCGGTTGACGAAGTAGGAGTGCCAGCAATATTCACTGCATTCGAGCGGAACGAACCCACCAGCCTGTTATTGGTATCGAGTGCTTGGAATCCGCGCTTCCCGCCTGTTAGTGGACTTCCTGTACCATCCGTAAGTAAATCCGTGTTCGTGTTGTCTACGTGAGCGAGAGAATCCAGGTTCCCTGTATCGGAAATGTTCTGAACTGTGGTCCCGATTCCCTCAGTCCTGCCTACTATTGGCGCTGTGGCCTGAACTTGCCCTTGCTGTGTAAGCGTTGGACCGCTCCTTTGCTCCAAAAGCAAAATGTACTGCTGCCATGCCAGAGACATCAGCCCCGTTGCCTTGTCATACATTGGGGTCTGGAAAAGAGCAGTTAAATTGAGTGGGTTTGGCATGTTAAGATTGCGCTATGGAAATCAACAGAATCATTGGCGCTGAAGAACGATATGAAGCCTTTAAAAAAGAATGGAATTCCCCTGAATCTCAGGCCGAGCTGAAGCGTCTTGCAGATGAGCACGAAAGAGCCAAGCATGAATATGATGATTTTCTCTCTGGCGATAAGTGGTAATCACGCCTGCTGTCTCAACCTGTCCTGAAGTCTTGGAGTCGGAACCCGGCCGTAACCCGTAGCATCAAGGTAAGCATCAATGATTCGCGGGCTCCAAGGGTCTGTAGTGCTCAACTCGTAAACACGATCCCGCGCCGTTCCAAGTCGGTAAGCAATCACTCGCGTGTTATATTGCCCGATTTGCCCGCAATCCAAATCAAGCCCGTTGCCCCAGGTCTTGCCGCCATCGTCTGACCATCTAAGCGTTACCAGCGGACCGCGTGCCGAGCCATCAGGATTCGTAAGCGCTACAATCGGCCCTAAGCCTGTCTCAAGGTCAATCTGCAATGAGTTGTGCTGGATTCTCTGCTGCTCATTGGCAAGATGCGGCGCTCTGCGGAGTCGCTTTATTGCGTTGCCGTCATCCGTTAGGAACGTATCGTCCATCTCGTAAATGATCCCGCTTAGAGGATCTCCGACAAGATGCTTGTTGAAAACGTACATGTGGCATTGCGAACGGTGAGCGTATTCAAGTCCGTTCTGAAAGAAGCAGCGCTCATGCCACATGCTTGTGGCTACGTCAAACACCCACGTTGCCCCGCGCCCTGAGTTGGCAGACGGGAAGTTGATCTGCCAGAACGAATGCCCATTCCATCCCCAGGAGTAGGAAACCGCGTCAGACACGTCTCCATAGCTTCTCCATGCCTGCTCAACGGCATGATTAGATATTCTTACGGGCAAATATCCCTGCAAGCGCTTGGCTACGATGTTCCCTCGCATATCGGTTGAGAGGTAAAAGGTCGTGTTGTCGATGTTGTTCAGCGCGAACGGAGCCGCAAGACCATCATCGAAGAAGCCGCCGGGTACAACATCAAATGTGAACGTGTTTCCTGAATCGTAGTAAGCCACTCCCTGCTTATTGCTCCAGATGAGCATCTGCCTGTGATCGGCAATGGCTCCTACGATATTGTCTGAGAACACTTCTACGCCTGACACGTTATCCCCAGGCCAGTTCGTGCCATCAAGAGCAACGGAATACTGAAATTGGTTTGAATTCGCCCGAATCGCCAGAAAGAAATCGTCAATGCAGAGAACAATTCTTGGATTTACCAGCGCTGCCGGGTCAACCGCTACAAAAGCATTAGTTGAGAGCGTGAAACAGTACCCCAGAAGCCCTGAGGCAATAACTATCTGAGTGCTTGATGCTGCCAGAGAAGCAGGCTTGCCATCATTTGCCACACTTCCAAGTAGCGTCCCAACGCCAACAGAGGAAATCTCATAAAACCCTGAACCAACCACGGCAAAGGCTCTGCCGTTCAGCGTGATTTCCCCGCGCACATTCATATCTGCAACCGAACAGAACCTTTTCAGCCCCGGACTTGGATACATGGCAATAGCGCTCTTGCTGTCTCCGGCTTCATCTCTTTCGGGGTACCAGTTAAGCGTTCTGTCATCATTGAAGATGGGAGACAGAGACGTGTATGACGGTCCTACAAATCCGAATCTCGCCATTTACCAGGGCCGTCCTGTCAGAAAGTCAAACCCCGGCCTTACTCCCGGCTTACCACTCTTAGGCACTCCACTTTGCAATCTGTGCGAGGTTTCGTTATTCGATTCCATCGCCTTGAGAGCATCCCGAAAATTGGCTTGGAATGCCGCGCCAGACACAATCTCAACTGCTCCCGGCCCGAAAGATGACGCCAAATCTCTTGCCAGAGCGAGCACGAGGTAATCCCAATACGCAGGCGGAAGTGCGATGTTTGTAGTTAGCCCTGTCGCCTGAGTGATGCCAACCCAAGTTTCCAGAATCACATCGTTTACTGCTGTCGGAACTGGCCAGAAGTTCAGTTGTCCTAATGGAGTATCCGGCGAGTAGTAAACGTCTGTTGGTAGCGTGGACGTTAGCCCTTTGATCTGATTCGAGGCCCACCAGTCGTCATCTCTCACGCCCATTGGGATAGTGACGTTTGGCACGTTGCCCGTAAGAACCAGTTGGCAGGAAATAAGTCTGACAGGCCGGAGAGGAACGTCGAAGTCTCCTCCCGGCCCGATGGTTGTAGGAGTGTGATCGGTCTGCAACGTGTACTGTGAAAAGTTGACGTTGTAGATCATCTCCCGCCGCGCATTGATGCGGTCAATGAGCCTCTGAAGCTTTTCGAGAGCCCATGCCGCGTCACCAGCAGAAGCCGCTTGCCCCTGACTCACAACATTCAATTCTGTGAGGGCAGAGGTTGCCAGCTCTGAGGCTTTGGCAGTTACAGACGAATTGCTGCTGGTGAATGTGGGCATTAGGCGGTTGGCTCAGGAACAGGCGCGGTCTTGCGAGGGCGGCCCCCTCTGCGCGATGGCGTAGCAGTCTCGGCAGCCTCCTGCTCCTCTTCCGTCAGATCAGGCTCAAAGCCAGCGGGGAAGGGATTTTCGGAAACCGGAATATGAGCTTCTAGCTTGTAGCCCTTTTGCAGATGCTCGTCCTCTTCCTGCTTATTCTTCACCACTTTCGGCAGGTGCTCTTTGGTTTTGTCTTTCGGGTGAAGGTAAATGCACTTCGGGTATTCCTGAAAAGGAATGTTCCGAGTCGGCGGCTTGGCGATGTCCAACACTTTCTTGGAATTCAATTCGTTTGTGTCGATTTCGTTCGGCATGAGATTCCTTTCAAAAATGGCGGGCGCATCCGGTTAGACACGCCCGCTGTTAATTAGTTAATCAATAGCTCGGGACATACTTCTTGTTTGTCTGGTCAAACGTATAGCAGAGGATTTTGTTAACCACTGCCGTACTCGCCAGAGCAATATTGTTGGTCGCGGTTGTGGTAAAAGTTCCGTCTGGGATAACGCAGAACGGCGCTCCAACCACGTCAGTCTTTGAGCCGCCGCCAGTCCCAAGTCCTACCGTGGTAGACGAACCCCATGCGGTAATGATGTTGGTTCCGGTGACGTGAAACAGCGGGCCACTTGGCAACGTAGCTCCCGCAACAGACGCCACAGCAGCAGTTACGCCCGCTGGAGCAGCAGCGTTGAAGAAACCAGGCACCCAAGAGTTCGTGACGCCGGAGCAAAGCCACTGATTACCCGTTCTGATGTTGATCAGAGGGGTAAAAAGAGTATTTGCAGGCGTGCAGGCTCCCGTTGGATCCACTGCAACAAATGGGCTGTTTGGGTTGGCAGGGCCAACGTAAACCAGCGCTCCGTTGATGTGAGGACTCCCAATGGTGCTGTTGTATCCTCGCGTCACTCCAACAGTGGTCCCGTTGAGCGAGTTGACAAATACAGCTTCGCCAACATTCGGTCCGCCTGTGCCATCCTCAATGTAGAGAATGGTGCTCCCAGCTACGATTCCAGTTGCCGAAGCAACTTTAATCGTGGTGGTGCTGGAGCTGGTTACAGCGGTCGCCAGCGAAGTGGTAGTGATGGCGGTCTGCGCTACTCCCGGAATTGAGAACAGCGCCAGTACCAGCCCAATCAGAAGAGATTTCCAGTTTTTCATGTCTTTATGTCCTTTTCAGATTGAATTGGTCTTACGCTCCGGCGATTGCAACAGCGCCGTTGTCTTGATAGAAGTTGCCGAACCCAATGCACATGTCAAAGCGGTTCGTCATCTTCGATTCCCTCTGATCCCAAGCCCGGACAAATCGAGTGCTCATGCCGGTATCAGGGTCAGTGGTAATTTCGCCCTGCTCCACAGCCTTGGGAACTTCAAACTTCCCGCCAGCAAGAGCAAAGGCATATTTGGAGAGCAGGAGGGAAACGACTCCTGACAGTCCGCTTGGGGTGGTGGTCCCGGGCCAGAAGGTCAAAGCCGCAGAGTTCGCCGGCAGAGAATCAACGTTCTGGTACTGCGAACCAGGTCCGAAGATGGCCGGAAGCACGTTCAGCGTGTCATTGCCGCCCGTCAGAGTCAGGTCTTGGGTTGCGGTAAACATCTGCG